TGTTAGTCGTTGGTGTGTTCTTGCTATTCACCCGTCGACTGTAGCCGATCTGTTAACTACTACTCAACATCAACCTTCATCAAGGCTTCTGCCACTTCCCCGCTTATTTTTGGTGGAACATAAGCGCTATTTCCTTTCACATTCTCGGCTTTACCTTTCTTGCCCACCCTCACCCAGCGGTCGCAGTAATCGACACAGGACTGGGCTACACGGGAATAGACTTCGACAAGATCAGAATAACCTATGCCATACACTTCGTTAAGAAATTCGGAAAATTCGGGAACAGAATGGACAGAAGACTCGTTGATAAAACTGGTTACGTTCTCTCGCCCCCCCATTTCTCGCAACTTTGTAGTGCGAACATCGAGGTAGGGCTTATCGGAAAGTGTTTCCGATGTGCTAATCAACAAATCTCGTATACCCGGCACGTGTCTATGTTCATATGCGGCGCACAAATACTTGCCCGCCATATAATCTCGGTCGTTAACCTGACTGTTCCTATTAGGACGCAAGTTCAACTTAGCAATGACACGCCCGAATTGTGGTACGGGACGACATCCTATAAGGCCCCTCATGTAACGCTTACGATAAAACGTTGCATGATTACGCCCAGTCTGGGGGATAACTTCAGCTTTCATACCGCTAGCTCTTGTCACCTCATGAATCCCAGTCTCAAATTTCTCAGGGTTACCTACAATGTACCCTAGGTAATCATCCCCTCCGTGAATGTTTGTGCTTTCCTCAATTTCAGCGCGCTCCAGCGCAGCTTGAATTTGACTCATGCTAACATACGAGTTGCCAGTGGTGGTGGTGGTCTCACCCGACCACCGCTGGCCGTCGACTGTGGCTGCAATTCCATAGCGGGTCCACACTCTAACACTCGTTGTCTTAGCAAACTCTCGCACAAACCAATCAGGAGCACCTAATTTACGATAGAACATCGCCTCATAACGGCGAAATTCCTTCGATTGACTCCCATCATTGTTCTTCATGTCACTTTCGATAGGATCACCACGGCTGCTCTCCATAATATCACCCAACTCCTCTCCACTAACGCCACAGGCATAAATAACTCTATTACCCGTGTTGTGTGGATTGCGAAGTGAGAATACTTCTTTCATCCGGTGGTTAAGTTCCATCACCACCGGACCCGTTAATGCATTATACAAATCGGTTCCCTGATATATAATGCGCGGTTGAGCTCCGTGTTCCTTCAAGAGTACTTCTTGTTTCGCGAACACATGTTTCGTCCCCATGTCACTGCGCCACTCATCTCCATCCAACGCGTCTAACAAACGCTGCGCCTTACTGCCATCGCATGTGGCCAAGTACTTCTCGATAAGTTCTTGGTCCACTCGAATCACTTCCAAAGGTTTAAACTTTGCCATGATCAACTCGTGACCACGTTTGAAGGAAGTGATATCCTCGAGAGAAGGGGCATAATCGCACCGCTTCTTCATTGCCTGCACAGTGGCACCCGCAGTGTTTGTCGGAACAGTGACCGGGATCCCCGCGATAATTGCACCTTTGGCGACGCCGGTATCCATACCTGGGTCATCGTCTTTTACACGGCACACATTAACGCTAACCTTAATGTTCTCGAATTCAGTTTCACAATCGTGAGTAGAGAATCCATTGGTTTCCAAACCATCCTCAACTACAGTCTTGCGAGCTCCAGCTCTTGCTTTCTGCTTGTTTTGAACTTTGATAGGCTTTTGGCCTCCGAACTGAATAGTTCGTTTATACATATTTCTGTTTT